TTTTCCGGTAGCAGGTTAAAATCCTCTCTGCCCTACGCATCTGCGATTCTGTGATAAAATCTATGAAAGATTTGAAAAATTTTTGTATCATCTGTGTATCTCCTATGTATCAGTATTTATACTGAGATGTTGCGCACCGCACAAAATTAGGAGATTTGACATTAGATTAAACATGTTGTAATATTGATATCAAATCAGTTAAATACATCGTATAGTCGAGACTTATATGAAACTTAAAACCAGAAGCATTCTACAGGAATTAAACAGCATAGCCGAAGTGCGCAGCACCGATGCTTTAATCGAAAGCAGAGCCACTAATATCATCAACTCTGCTATCAACCTATTAGAAAGCATCCATAAACATTATGAACCAGATCAGGCCCACGAACTAGAGCGTAGATTGATAAATGCTGTCAAGGGCCAAGATCCCAGCAAATTCTTGCGAGGAGTGCGAAGGATCGCTGAAGATCGCAGACAGAAACGCAAATTAGAAGAATCCAAAAATGAAGAGTAAAGTATTTGAAGGCGGAAACGTATTTAAGGACGCGGATAAACAGCCTCTGACACGCAGGATCACTAGATCAGAAATCCCTACTACTATCGCCTATCTAGAAAAAGAAACAGGCGTCGATTTTTCAACTGACAAGGATGAAGAAGGAGTACCTATCAAATGGTTAGGTACTACAGGGCGCAAGGCTGACAGCGGAGATCTCGATCTTTCGGTAGATGCCAATGAAATCAACAAGACAGAATTCGCAGATAAACTGAGAACTATATTTGGCAAAGAGTCTGTGAAATTGAGCGGAGATAACGTACATTTAAAAACTCCTATCAACGGAGATCCCGCTAACGGATTCGCCCAGACAGACTTTATGTTTTCAGCCAACCCTAAATTCCAACAAGGATCGATGATAGGCAGTGGAGCCGACAGTCCATTCCGAGGGGAACATCGTCACATATTGCTTAGTTCTATCGCTCGAGCCAGAGGTATGAAATACAGTCCTAAATTTGGTCTGATGAACGCAGAAACCGACGAAACCGTGCCCGGAGGGGACGATTGGAACAACATCGCCAAGCAACTGCTAGGTCAAACCGCTACAGTCAAAGATATACGTTCTGTGGAAAATATCATAGCTTATATCAAGAAATTGCCTAACTACGAAGAACTAGTAGCAGCCGCAAGAGAAACTCTAGGACGCAGCGGCATCGAACTTCCCAAGAATGAAATGGTAGAAAATTATCAACCAGGTACTATAGGGTGGATGCGCCAGATGATAGATCTAGTAAAATGAGAGCCTGGGAACTATTATTAGAGAACGAAGCGCCAGCTCCTAAGAAAGTAGGTAGAGAGTTTAACCATCTCGAAGACCTAGTTTTCACGGAACCCGGTGGCGCTAAACGTGCTGTAGAAGTACTTAAAGGACTCAGTCAGCCCGAGAAAAAAATCAGCATCAAGTGGGATGGCAATCCCACTGTGTACTGGGGGCGTGACGAAGACGGTACTTTCCGCATGGTAGGCAAAAACAATTGGGGACGCGAGGAAGGCAAATCATCGAGTCCAGACGAACTAAAGTCTTTTATCATGAGCAGAGGCAAGGGAGAAGATTGGCGAGAAAAATTCGCCGGTGATATGGCTTCTATGTGGCCCGTGTTCGAAAAGGCTACCCCCACAGATTTCCGTGGCTATGTCTACGGAGACATACTGTTCCATCCCGGAAAACCCTACGATGGCGCTGATGGAAAGATGAGTTTCACTCCTAATCAGACTACCTATTCTGTCAAGGGACAGAGTGAAATAGGAAGACGCATCGCTGGTGCTAAAGTAGCAGTGGCGGCACATAAAGTGTTTGAATATTTCGGCGATAAATCAGGTGAAGATTTCGCAGAGCCAGAAATATTCGCAGGTAATCCAGAACTGGTGGTATTTGGACAGACATATATGACCACGAAACCTGCGGTCAATGCCGACAATCTCAGTGTTATCGAAAAGTTGGCTAATCAGATCGGTCCTAAAGTAGACAAACTATTGGCTCCGGTCCCTGGACTAGGAGATCTACAGACTATCATTTATACCTTCGTCAACAATCAATCTAAGGCCAAGGCCTTAGATAAAATCGATTCGGCTAGTTTTTTCCAGTGGCTGCAGAACAGCAAAGTAAGCGCTGGCAAGCAGGCAAAAATCGCCGACCTCGACAAAACTAATCCAGGCGTGATGGACGGAATGTTTTCTCTGGTAGTAGAATTAATGAAAGCCAAAGACGAAGTCATACGAGAACTGGACCAGGCTGAAGGTGATATCGTGGCTCACACAGGAGCGAAGCCCGGGGGTGAGGGTTACATGAGCACCGATGATGCTGTAAAATTAGTACCTAGAGATCGTTGGACTCCATATAGAGCCGATTAAGCACGTTTTTTTCCAAAATCTATAAATACTATTGAGAATCGGGCGATTCTCATAATTGCCGGTCCCGGAGCGGGACTGAGATATTAGAGATAAGGAGAAAATATCATGGCAGTCGTAACAAAAGTAAATCCAACAATTGACTCAACACGTGGTCGTGCGTTTTTAGGTAAAACCATTGACAAGTACACTGTTGACATTGTAGCAGCAACAGACCTATCAGTAGCCAACATGGGTCCAGACGGTGCGTTCCAAGCAATGATTTCTGCAATGTCTAGAATCACAACAATCGTAGGCGTAAGCGCACTAAGAACAAATGGTTCTGGCGCAGGCCGTATGTTCGACGTGATGATCGAGGGAGATTTCGGAACTGACACCTATGACGGAACCAACTCAGAAACATTGGCCGCACACCTAGAAGACGAAGTACAAGGTCTTGGTACAGTCAATTCTGTGAACTTAGGTAGTGCTACAGTAGTAAGAGCCACAGGCTATCCTCTGTTCGCTAACGCACAGTAAGTAAATTCCTAGGGATGGGAAGGGAAGAGCGGATTTATTCCGCTCTTTTTTTATCTCTGTAAATAGTAGCATATTATGGAACGCTACCGAATCATAACCCTAGTAGATATCACCAGAAGCCGGGCCTCACGATCAGAGACGGATAAGATCAAACTAGGACAACAGGCTAATTTCAACAGCCTCCTCCAAGCCCTCGGTATACGTGCCAATATAGATTGGACCAAAGATCCTTTTTTGGAGACCGGTAGATTGCCTTACCCAGCCGAGGGTCATGCTGCCCATTGGATATGGGAATTCGAAACTGAACGAGATCTAGTCTATGCCACAGCAGATGATCCAGTGGGATTATTAAAAACAGATCTCCATGGTGTACCTGTCGTTGACGGACTAAATAACACAGCGATCATCGATCCTGCGGCGTTCCAAACTAGAGGTTCTAAAATCAATATTTGGATACATGAATCACGATGATCATGATAAATATACTTTATAAAGGCAAATTTAAGGCGACTTTAATTTAGGCACATGGCTCTGAGCGAGCACTTGACTTAACCTAAGGAGAGCCGGAATGGCCGTAGTAGCAGAACGAGTGAGCGTGCTGGAAACCAAAGTACAGCACATAGATGAAAAGATTGACGATCTCAAAATCGATGTCAAAGACATGCATGATTGTCTCGATCGTACTAGAGATCTGTTAGACGGTAAAATGGAAGAAATGCTTACCGAATACCGTACACATAAAGATAAATTTTACGAGCATGCTAATTCTCTGCACGAAGAGGATCGCAAAACACACGCGATGTTGGCAGCGAAAATAGAAGAAATAGAGCATTTTAAAAATAGATGGATGTATCTAGGACTAGGTGCTATCGCCGCTCTGGGCTGGGCGGCCCATGTAGATTTAACAGCTATCGCCCAGATGTTTGGATTTTAAAGATCTTCCCACTTAAATAAGGACCATAGGTCCTTTTTTTATGACTGATATTTCTAAACGTCTAGATAGATTCATAAATTCTGCACAGAAGAAACTGATACAGGCAGATCAAATCCTTCCCATAAAAACTGATGAAGGAATATTAGTCGGAGATGTTTTGATAATCAGCGAAGGAAATTTAAAACACATTAAAAAAAGAGATCAAATGCTGTATGTCAATGTCTATCTCAATGCAGCGGCTATAAAATTAGCTAATCTATGTTATAGAAATCCTAGTTCTATCCAGATACAAAAAATATATGCCGCAGATCAGGAATATGGAAAATGGTTCGTCGACAGCCAGATACTGCGCACACAGCACAGAAAAGCCTTGGAAAAACGAGATTACGATCGTGCCGACATGCTGTATTCTCGGTACATAGAAAGCAGAGATAGAGCAGAAAAATCTAAAAATATCGCTAAGACTTTGGCAGACGATTGAATAAATAATACATAATCCTGGATTGGACAATATGAAAACCACAGACCTTTTTAAAATTAATAGATCAAGCAAGCGATTAAACGAAAGCATACTCAAAGTTTTCGGAAAAACTGTCAACCTAGAAAATTTTGATCTAGCACAACTGCATGATGCTCGCAACAAACTACGCACACAGGTAAGCCAGATCCGTGGACAGAGCGGGTTTAACGAAAATCTAGAAAATGATGCTTATCATCAGGCTCAATGGATGCTGGATGCTATCAACTCTGAGATTGCAGAACGCGATGAACACATCATCGAAGCAGATGTAGACGAAGGCAAGATGAGCGAGATCGATATAGATCTACAGACGCTAGCTAACAGAGGTGATGAGGAAGATCTTATCGCTGCACTAGAGGGCGAAATGGGACCAGAGGTGGCAGATGTTCTGCAAAACATGATGGAAGACCTCAAAGACGAGTTAGCCGCAAAAGGCATGAACGATGTCATGAACGACGAAGATAAGATGATCGAGATATTATGGGACAAGATAGTTGATGAGCACGGTGGCAATGATTCTGAAGACGAAGGTGGAGAGACCGATGACGGCTACGCTCTAGCGTCAGCAGGTCACGGTTCAGACGAGGACTATGAAAGCATCCAGATCGAAAAGGCGCCTCCAGGAGCCAAGGCCGAGCGTATGGTCAAGCACATCAAGAAAGGCTATGCCGATGATGGAAAACTAACAGATAAAGAACGTTCGATCGCCTATGCGACAGCATGGAAGCAACACAACAAAGAAAAAAATGAATCAGTCAATCAAGGAGAAGACATGACTAAGGTAACAGAAGGCGAGATCCAACAGGCCAGTGCGATCGTTACAGCCAAGACAATGGTAGACAGAGTAGGCCGCTGGATCGAAGAACTTTCTGGCATGGAGAATGACACACTGCTTCAACTAGGTGATTCGATCCGTGATGAAATGGGACAAGAGCAGGCTAAGAATTTTATTTCTACAGTGGCACCTGCCATCCAGCAAGCGCTCGAAAATTTAAAAAGTGCGAGAGAAACACTATCAACCGGCGTTCGCGCACTCACAGGAGAAGAGCAACCAGCAGAAATGTTAGGTGCTGAACCGAGTGCCGAAGGCGATATGGCCGCGGCACCACCAGATGAAATGAATATGCCAGCCGAAGAACCAGCCGCCGATGAATTTGCCGCGGCAGAACCAGCCGCAGGAGGAGTTGAAGCCGCAGGTCGCGAACAGCGAGAAAGCATCAACTATCAAAGTCGTTTACTAAAAGTATTGGCAGGCTAATGAGATTTTCTGATATCATCAGTGTCGGCGATTTCTTACAGGTCAAAGAACTGGCACCAACTCCCGCCTCAACTCTCTCCCCGCCATCCGGAAGCCCACCAGGCCAGGCCGCGCCGGGACAACCTACTCCGGGTCAAACCCCACCGCAGAGCGGGCAACCTCCCGGTGGCTTAGATCCAAAACAAGCAGCATTGGCGGCAAAACAACAGCAAGATCAAAAAAAACAACTGCAAGATCAGATCAAGCAACTCGAACAGCAGTTGGCCGATACTCGGAAACAATTGGCGAGCCTAGGATGAGATTTTTTGAATTCGCAGGTGACGAAGGTGTGGACAAGTTCGTTATGGTTCTTCGTAACTATATAGGTCGCGCTGCTTCTAAAAAAGCACCTGCTAAATTAAACTGGAACGGGTTACAACAGGTCTTACGCAGCAATGGCTTTGAAGTCTCTGCAGATTATGAAACATTCAAAGCCATGTATGATGCCAGCCCTGCGATACAAAATTTGGTTAAGAATTTCAACGACAAAGGTGTGGAATTAAATGTTCCCGGAGCGCCCAAAGATGCGGCAGAACAAGAACCTACTCAAGGCGGAGAAACTAGCCAGGATGTCGTAGACAAAACTGCGGCATCAGCGGCCGCAGGACAATTATCACAGAGCCAAACAACACCTCAGATTTGACAATTCCGAAATAATCCTGTAATATATATAGGATGCAAATACAACACACTCCGCCTCCGTTCGTCGAAAAAATCCAATATAAACCTTGTAAGCAGATCAATGATCCTGTGACTCGCAAGCGTGTTTATCTCACCCCCGACGGAGAACATCTTCCTAGTGTTACGACTATCCTCGGCGCCACCAAAGATATGACAGCGTTAAACGAATGGAAGAAACGCATAGGAGAAGAGAAAGCTAGGCAGATTACCACAGAAGCCGCGGGAGTAGGCACAGCCATGCACAGCAATCTAGAAAGATTCATTGCAGGTATACAACGCCAACCTGGCAACAATCCTGTTCATGTCCAGGCTAATGCTATGGCGGACGTGATCATTTCTAATGGTCTGTCTAAAATCAATGAAGTATGGGCCATGGAGCAGAGCCTTTACTTTCCAGGACTCTATTCTGGGACCACTGACCTAGTAGCCGTGTACGAGGATAATCCCTGCATCGCAGATTATAAACAGACCAACAAGCCCAAGAAAGAAGAGTGGGTGGAAGATTATAAAATACAACTGATAGCCTATATACTAGCACATAATGAAGTTTACGGCACAGACATTCGCGAAGGACACGTTTTTATGTGCTCACGAAACTGCGAATACCAGCAGTTTGATCTATGGCCCTCGGACTTCAACAAGTACCAAGATCTGTGGCTTAACAAGGTAGAGGAATACTACACTAGCCTAAGATAAATACTCTATAAAGTTAGAGGATACAATCGTGGCCGTTGTGCAAATCTCAAAAATCCAGGTCAGACGTGGCCAAAAAAATTCAGGAATAGGCGTCCCTCAATTAAGTTCGGCAGAATTCGCATGGGCAGTGGACAGCCAAGAATTATTTATAGGCAATGGTTCTATTGCTGAAGGTGCCCCTTATGTAGGTAATACGAAAATCCTCACAGAGCACGATAATATCTTAGAATTGGCATCTAGTTATCAATTCGCAGAACCGGAACCTTCTATTTCTCTCAGCATTCCGAGATCTCTGCAAACGAAACTAGACGAATATGTCAGCGTATTAGATTTCGGAGCAGTACCTGATGGTAGCACTGACAATTCTAATGCTTTTGAGAATGCCATGAATGAGTTGTTTAGAAATCTCGATAGTAGATTTAAAAAAATACTCTATATACCTAACGGTGTTTACATATTCGCCGGAAACCTTAGAATTCCCAGTACTGCTATATTACAAGGTGAAACCAGAGACGGAGCGAGATTAGAATTTAACGCTAATAACATATTGTTCGTCGGCAGCGACGGCGAAGAAGTTGCGGAATTTACCAGCAGCAATCGTCCTCAAAATATAAAAATAAAAGATTTAACAATCAGTCGAGGCGTTGGTCAAACTGACATTACAGGAGTATACAATTCTACCTTTGAAAATGTTAAATGGGTTTCAGAATATGAATTAGGGGACGCATTCACTGGATCTATATCTTCACAGACTGCTGCAGTCAAATGGGAGAATAGTTTGCCCGGAACCAAAGTAACAGATATAACCTTTCGTGACTGTATTTGGGAATCAAATCTTTTGTCAGTGAGATCAGATCAAATTACCGTGGATCCTAGTGATCCGCCCATATACGACACACGCATAGATTTTGAGAACTGTCAGTTCTCAGTAGGACACACAGGGATATTAATCAACGGAATAACTAATCAGGGAAATCGCTGGAATATCAACAACTGTAAATTTGAAGAAATATTTGCAAGAGGTTTTATATCTAACTATGGTATTGGAACTAAAATACAAAGATCTTCTTTTATAAATTGTGGTAATGAAATCAATACTGCAGCGACTCCTATCACAGATATAATATCATTCGGGCAATCCAATGCAAATATCGTCGTTGACTGCTCGATCAACAGACATCAACAAGGCGGATTTACCAATGTGGCTACCAAAGGCGCCGAAGTTGAAGTCTTGAATTCAAGCAAAACTAGTCTGATTGATATGAATTATGCAGATATCTATCTTTCTAATAGTTTTAGACCGTTGGCAGTATTCAGTGGTTACAATAGATATACCTATATAGATTATGTATTGAATCTGGGCGTTCATTCTAGGGCAGGGCAGATCATCATCATGACTCCCGACGACCAAGGATCGATATCTTTCGCAGATAATTACACCTATTCAACTCCGTTTATAACAGATCCAGGGGGAATCCTTATGACAAATTTTCAATTTAATGTAGAATTAAGAGATAATAACGGGGATAGCGGTTTAGAAACTATCCTGTTGTCATATACGAATCCTTTGTCAACTGGCACGACAGGAACTATCTCGTACTCTATCACCTACGGTGTTTGATCTACACGGCGTAGATAGATTAAACGAATGGAAAAGATTTAGAGATAGTTTGGAATTGGATCAAGAACCCTTGGTCCGTGTCGCAGATCTCTGGAGCCGTGCTCCGTTCGTTAATCCATATCTCGATCCAAAAAATCCTGCCGATTGGCCTGATCCGTGGCATTTGATTCTAGATCTCAAATTAGATGATCTTGCTATCTGTCTAGGAATGTTGTATACTTTGAAATTAACACAGCGGTTTATAGATACCAAATGCGAGATACATATGTCTATGCTTCCAGAGAAACATAATAAAAGATTTTTTCTAGTAGTAGATCACAATCATGTTCTAAATCTCACTCCACGCAGTGTTGATGATAGAAAATCATTTGATCAAATCTGCACAGACAAAATTTGGGCCGGACACGAATTGCCATAAATATCAGACTTAGAGAGACATAGATGATCACAGTGATTAAGAGAGATGGGAAAAAAGAGCCATTAATGATCGAGAAATGGCAGGCCCAGGTGGCAAAAATTTGTAAAGGCATCGCAGATGTCAGTCAATCGATGATAGAAATCAAGGCTCAGTTACATTTTTATGATGGCATCACTACTAGAGAAGTCGACGGAATAACTCTCAGGGCTATCGTAGACCTTATCGATGTAGAAAATAATCCAGATGTTGGCCATACCAACTACCAATTTGTAGCAGGCAAACAGAGATTAAGCATGTTGCGCAAGGATGTATATGGAGATTACACACCTCCCCGCCTCTATGACATCGTAAAACGTAATGTCGAAACAGGACTGTATACTCCAGAACTGCTTGAATGGTATGCGGAAGAAGAATGGGACAAGATGGAAGAGATTATTGATCATAGTAAAGATGAAGAATATAGTTACGCAGCCATCGAACAGTTGATCGAAAAATATCTTGTGCGCAATCGTGCCACTAAAGAAATCTATGAAACACCACAGGTGCGTTACATGATCGCTGCAGCCACAGTGTTCCATAAAGAAGAGCCAAATTCGGCTCGTATGCGCTATATCAAGGAATATTATAATGCTGCTAGTGATGGTCTTTTCACTCTTGCTACTCCTGTGCTTGCTGGTCTTGGCACTCCTACGAAACAATTTAGTTCTTGTGTTCTCATTAGGTCTGATGATGACCTGGATAGTATATTCGCTAGTGGCGAGATGATGGCCAAGTATGCCAGCAAACGTGCTGGCATCGGTTTGGAGATTGGTCGTCTCCGCCCCCTGGGTAGTCCCATCAGAGGTGGGGAGATCATGCACACCGGAATGATCCCATTTCTTAAGAAGTGGTTTGGCGACCTACGTTCGTGCTCACAAGGCGGCATCAGAAACGCTTCGGCCACCGTATTCTATCCCATATGGCATCACCAATTTGATGATTTAATCGTACTCAAGAACAACCAAGGTACAGAAGAAACTCGTGTCCGACACATGGACTACGGTGTCGTATTGTCAGCATTTTTTTGGCGTAGATTCAAGAACAAGGAAAACATAACTTTTTTCGATCCCAACGAAGTACCAGATCTCTACGAATCATTCTACAAAGATTCGAACTTATTCGAAGAACTGTATGTGAAATATGAGAAGCGTCGGGATCTGCGCAAAAAGGTCATGAATGCTGAAGATGTTTTCAAGGGTGGTATACTGAAAGAACGCACAGACACAGGTCGAATATATCTCGTATTCATTGATAATGTCATGAATCAGGGACCATTTGATCCCGAATACCATACGATTTATCAAAGTAACCTGTGCTGTGAGATCCTATTACCCACACGTCCATTTAAGCGATTAGACGACGAAGATGGTCGCATAGCGTTATGTACACTGGGATCTATCAATTGGGGATCGTTCCGGAATCCAGAGGACATGCGTAGGGCCTGTCGTATCCTACAGCGTAGCCTGTGTAACATCCTTGACTACCAGGACTTCTTGTCGATACAGAGCAAACTCTCGAACGATGAGATACAGCCTCTAGGCATTGGTGTTACCAACCTCGCCTACTGGCATGCTAAACGCGGGTTACAATACGGTGAGAAAGATGCTCTGGCAGAAGTTAAAAGTTGGATCGAGCATCAGGCCTACTATCTAACTGAGGCAACTGTAGAATTAGCCAAAGAAAGAGGCCGCTGTTTAGACAGCGATAAAACACGCTATGGTCAAGGTATTTTCCCTTGGGAACTAAGAAGCAAAGGTGTCGATGAATTAACTAATTTTACGCCTGAATTAGACTGGGAATCGTTGCGTAAAGAAATGAAACAGCATGGCGTTCGTAATGCCACATTGATGGCCATCGCACCTGTAGAATCTAGTTCGGTGGTCATTAACAGCACCAACGGAATTGAGATGCCTATGAGTTTGATCTCCACCAAAGAATCAAAAGCAGGTTCTTTCACCCAGGTAGTTCCAGACTATCATAAATTAAAAAACAAATATCAATTAATGTGGGAACAATCAGATTGCGTTCACTATATCAAAACTGCAGCAGTATTGTCAGCATACGTTGATCAGAGCATTTCAACCAATACATTTTATAATCCAGCACATTTTTCGGATCGAAAAGTTCCAACAACATTGATCGTTAAAAATTTAATGTTGGCTCATAAATGGGGACTGAAAACATTCTATTACAGTCTAATTAACAAGGCCGGTGCCAAACAAGAAGACATTCCGAGCATCAACGGATATCATGAAAAGATTAATGGGTATCATATAGAACCAAATGAATTATTAGAAGAAGACTGCGAGGCCTGCAAATTATGAGTTTAGCACAGTATGATTTAACACACACCACAGATTATCTAAATCGAAAAATGTTTCTCGATCCTGCCGGTCCCGTAACCATACAGAGATTCGAAGAAGTCAAATATAAAAAGATCTCAGATTTCGAAACAACCGCCAGAGGGTTTTTTTGGCAGCCTGAGGAGATCAGCCTCACCAAAGATGCGCAGGATTTCAAGGATGCATCTGATGCTGTCAAACATATCTTCACATCTAATCTATTAAGGCAGACCGCATTGGATAGCCTACAGGGTAGAGGACCTAGCCAAATCTTCACCCCTGTTGTTTCATTACCGGAGTTAGAAGCCCTTGTTTACAATTGGACCTTTTTTGAAACGAATATCCATAGCCGCAGTTATAGCCATATCATCCGTAATATCTATAATGTTCCTAAAGATGTTTTTAATACCATCCATGATACTAAAGAAATCGTTGATATGGCTTCGAGTGTGGGAAAATATTACGACGATCTACACCTTATCAACTGCCGCAAGGAGATGGGTGAAACTATCACGGAAAAAGAACACATCCGAGCCACCTGGCTCGCCCTGAACGCTTCATACGCCCTAGAAGCCTTCCGCTTCATGGTAAGTTTCGCTACCAGCCTCGCTATGGTAGAGAACAAGATCTTCATCGGTAACGGCAACATCATCGGCCTGATCCTACAAGACGAACTGTTGCACAAGGGGTGGACCGCCTGGCTGATCAATCAGGTAGTCAAAGAAGATGAGCGATTCGTTGAAGCCAAACAAGAGTGCGAAAGCGAAGTCTACAAAATGTACACAGATGTAATCGTCGAGGAAAAACAGTGGGCTGACTATCTGTTCAAGAAAGGTCCAGTGATTGGGCTTAATGCTGCTATCCTCAAAGATTTCGTAGATTATACCGCCCTGACCGCACTAAAAGAAATTGGTATTAAATATCAGCAGGCAGCACCAAGAACTACACCTATTCCCTGGTTCAACAAACACAGTGATACCAGCAAGAAGCAAACTGCTCTACAAGAAAACGAAAGCACCAATTATGTGATTGGTGTAATGAGTGAAAATATTGACTATGAGTCGCTACCGGCTATATAATTATGAACTACAAAGCACAATATAAGATGCGTAGCCCATTTGATTCTTGGAAAAATGCCAGTTCTTTCAGCAACGAATCCGCAGCCATCGCAGAAGCATTAAGAAAAAAACGTGCAGGTGCATTATTAGTACGAGTAGTTGATAGCAAAGGTAAAACAGTTTATTCGGCATAGAAAGGAAAACGATGAAAGCAGTAGTTTGGAGCAAATATAATTGCACGTTCTGTGAACAAGCCAAATCATTGCTGACACAGAAAGATATCGTATTTGAAGAAAGAAAAATCGGTGATGGCTACACACGCGAAGAACTTCTCGAAGCAGTACCTAATGCAAGAACCTTACCGCAGATTTTCTTAGATGAAAAATTGATAGGTGGATTTACAGAATTAAAAGCATACTTCGCAAAGGAAAAACATGTTAATTGACAAAGGATTGACCGAAGGATCAGTCGTTACGATAAAATTAGTGAACGGAGAAGAGATATTGGCCAAATTGGTAGAAACGACTGCTACCGGATATAAAATCTCAAAACCATTGACATTGAGTGCTGGGCCTAAGGGATTGGGCATGGTACCTTTTTTGTTTACTGTAGATCATGAAAAAGATCTTACTATCGATAAATCTGCGGTAATGGTCATAGTGAACACTGAACAGGAATTCGCGAACCAGTATACGCAAGGCACCACTGGCATAGCCATAGCGGGATAATCATGCCTGGAATCAGTAGAGTAGGAGTTGACAAAGCAGGAGGCACGATCGTAGGTGCCCTTGCTCCCACAGTGTTTGCTAATGGGGTTCCAGTCACGGTTTTGGGTGCTCCTGTTATTCCCCATGGAAAAGGACCTCATGCAGCACCAGTGATGGTCACTGCCAGCGCCAATGTGTTTGCCAACGGAATCCCCGTATGTAAAGCAGGTGATATAGCCACTTGCGGCCATGCGACATCCGGCAGCGGTAATGTAAACGTAAATTGATATGAAAAAATTATTTTGGAACGTCCTAGGATTCTTCTGCCTAGGTTTAGCCTATGTAGGCGTGGTGACTCCGGGATTTCCTTACAGCATCTGGGTGGTGGCCGCTGCCTACTGTTTTTCAAAAGGCAGCGAGCGCATGCATCGTTGGTTGTATAATCATCGACTGTTTGGACCATTCCTCACCAACTGGAACGAAAAACGTGTGTTCCCTACAAACATGAAATTCTTTATGATAGGTATGATGTCACTGAGCCTTGTGTTGATGTGGGCAGGCGGTGTCAAACCTATCGGTATTTTAAGTACTGCTGTGTTCATGGCATTGGTTGCTGTATGGGCTTGGCGTTTTCCAGGTAGTGTTGCAGAATACGATCGACGAAAAAGTTCAGGAAAGAAGATAGGATGGATCAGATAAATTATACCGTACACAAGTTATTTCCTGTTCCTGTGTATAGAAGTAAGATCAGAGTAGATACTTTAACCTATCATAAATTAACCAACGGGTTTGAATGGGAAACCAATGACAGGTATATGCTCGAGTTTATCACGCATAAAGAAACCAAAGAACGGCATATCCTTGACCTGCCACAATTTTCTGGACTGAAAAAGCAAGTACAGGATCACGTAGACACGTTCGCCTTCAATATTTTAGAGTGTCAAAAAGACATCGCATGGCAGATAACCACATCGTGGGTCAATGAAGTGGTCAAAGGCGGTTACAGTTCAATGCATACACACGCCAATAGTCTTATTAGCGGAGTAATGTATCTCAATGTAGATGAACGGTCAGGGGGTATAGCCTTCCACAAAGAACCATCATATAAACCCTTGTGGCACGATACTATCAGAATAGATTTCGACGAAACCACCGATTTCACCACCGATGCCAGCGTGTTTATTCCCGCACACAACGACATATTGATTTTCCCCAGCACGTTGGCACATAGCGTTTTGATCAATGAATCTGATATAATAAGATATAGTCTAGCATTTAACGTGTTTCCTAAAGGCGTCTTTGGTCGCGGAGGCAACAGCGAACTTACGCTATGAATCACAAAATAACACCTTTGTTTGCAGTACCACTATATCAGACAAATATAGGAAAAGATGATAACGATACAGATTTTATCAAGTCACAAGAGTTTGTACGGATGCCTGCTGACAACGGCAGTTATACCGTTAATAAAAGAATATTAGATTCTGCAGAATTGAAAAATCTTAGAAATAAAATACAATCTCACATAGACAACTTTACATATGAAATTCTAGACTGCGACGATCAATTATGTTTCGAAATCCAAAACAGTTGGGTAAATCAACACGGTAAAAATGATTTTGCTGGTTTGCATAGACACTCTAATAGTATCATCAGCGGAATCTATTATCTCGAAGTCTATGATCAAAGCGGTGCCATAGTGTTTCAAAAAGATAAAAGTTACTACAATCTCTGGACAGACACCATTGAAATTGGTTTTAATTATCAACAACACGGTGATCAAGATCGATTAAATGTATTCAACGCCGATGCCTGGGGAATATATCCTCAAGTCGGCGATTTGATATTATTTCCTAGCCTTTTATATCATTCTGTCACAGAAAATCTTTCAGACGATACCAGATATAGCCTAGCATTTAACGTTTTCCCCAAAGGCGTATTTGGTACTACCATAGACCAATTAGAAATCAAATAATTTATGCATAAAGTAGATCTAGATCTCCTAGTAGATATAGCACAAGAGGTAGAAGGACAGGATTCCATACCTTGGGATAGATTAGCCGTAGGCAAAGAACAGGCTTATAAGATGGTGGCGACTAGCATATTAGAAATGTTTGATAAGCCCGAATACACGTTCGACGATAAAGTTATCCTACTCAGCACTATTACCAAACTAACAGTAGAAAACATGTTACTAAATCTAAAAGTATTGACATTAGAGTCAAGAGATAGTTAAATAACAGTATTGTTGTACATCCTTCGATGTGAAGGCATTCTGGACGGGGGTTCGATTCCCCCCGGATCCACCAAAAGCACACTGATTGTCCCACAGAGGCCATCGCTAATATCTGTACAGTGTGTTTCTGAGGGGTCCGACCGGTTTCGACAGGGTGAGATAACGGAGACGGCAACACAGTAGGCGATGACTGTAAATCAAGCAAAACTAATAAATGCCAATGACGCATTTTTTGGAGAAACTCGCCTAGCAGCGTAGTCTCCACGGGGCAGGTATGCCTTGTTTCCCAAAATACCAAAAGTGGCCTTCGGGCCACTTTTTCTTGACCCCTACTGACCGTCGGTTATATACTTGTCCAGTGCATATTTTGTACGCACAATATTGTTTTTACCTATGAACGCCATAGGAAAATAATAACAAAAACCTATTAAAATCTCTTGATCTATAGGTTAAATAAATTGTAAAATAGTTCTAAGTTTTCAACACACACAAGGAGAAACACATGAAAACAATTGGTGATAGATTAGAAGCATTTGTAATGACCGGTATCAATCCAGGTAGTGATAAGTTTTTTGACATCACTGAAAAGTCTTTTGAAGGTAAATGGAAAGTTATCGTATACTATCCAAAAGACTTTACTTTCGTTTGCCCCACAGAAATTGTTGCCTATGATAAATTACAACAAGATTTCGCAGATCGTGATGCAGTATTGCTGACTGGAAGCACAGACAATGAGTTCTGTAAACTGGGCTGGCAAAAAGCACACAGCGACCTCGCTAAGATCAAGCACGTTCAGTTCGCAGATACACAGCGCGGTGAACTGAGTCTTGTTGAGCAACTGGGTGTATTCTTTGCTCCAGCAGGTGCCGCACTTCGCGCCACATTCATCGTTGATCCAGAAAATGTCATCCAGCACATTACTGTCAACAACTTGAACGTTGGCCGTAATGCCGATGAAACACTTCGTGTTCTTGATGCTCTGCAAACCGGTGAACTCTGTGAGTGTAACCGTCAAGTAGGTGCAGATACATTAGAAACCAAAAAACTAAAGGTGGCTTAAATGACTGCATGGGTAGATCAAATCAAGGATACTATTCCTGACTACGCTAAGGACACACGACTCAATATCGATGCCGTAGTCAAACGTTCTACTCTGCCACAGGAAGAAGCAGAAGCGGTTGCTCTCGCGGCGGCTTTTGCCACAGGTAATTCAAAACTATGGACTTGGATGCAGAGTCAGATCGCAGATCAACGAGAATCCGAAGCCGCTATTACCGCAGCCAGTTTAATGGCCATGAACAATGTTTGGTATCCTTACGTAGAAATGGCCGAGGATGAATCACTCAGCGGATTGCCGGCACAGTTACGTATGAATGCTATCGCTACACATGGCGGAACTACTAAGGCCAGATTCGAAGCATATGCACTATCGGCTTCGATCGTAGGTAAGTGTCATTTCTGCGTCAAAGCACACTATGAAACACTAAAGAAGGAAGGCTATACAGTAGAACAACTTCGTGACATCGGCCGCATTGCCTCAGTGATTACCGCAGTATCAAGAGTTTTACATAATTAATTTTAAACATAGTTGTATTCTAGCCCGGTTTATCCAGGCTCTCTTTTTTAGAGAGATAACTAATATTTGTCAGAGAGGATTATATGCTTACTACAAAATTAGAATTGAGCGACCTGTTTAAACTTGAATTCAATGAATGTTTCTATGGTAACGGTATCGTGTTAGAGGCAAAAATATTAGAATATGACAAGTCGCTCGGATCGCTGCCAGAAGCAGCAAAAAAATTATACTTTAGAGTAGATACCGGGCCATATAATTATGCCTTTCCAGGAAGCAACGGCTGGGCAGGATCGGAACCTGAACTCAATCGCCCCTACAACGAACCTCCTAAAGAACCGATCGTCAAACCAGATGACTATGTGTGCTGGAGATTGCCTCAACACGAAAGGAGGCTGTGGCAAGCAGGATTTCCTGTATACTTTGGCTACTATCTCGGCGATACTCCAAAAGAGATCCAATTAGATTCCGAAACGGCAGAAACGCTCAAAAAAGATTTTGATTGACAACTTCTAGGAGAGATGCTAGAATACTAGCATTATCTAACTGTATAGGAGGATCTTTTGAGCATGCATCTAGAGGGTCCTTGGCTCAGCACCACAGGTAAACGCCGAGGAAAATTCAAATTCCGTAACGCCGACGAAGCGAGAAAGGCCAGAGAATTAGACGAATCTTGGAAGGCCATGCAGAAAAAATGGGGCATTGCCGCAGAAGAAAAAAAGCGGAAGAGGGCCATGACTGCTGAAATCTATCAGCCAGAGATCCCATTCCGTAGAGAGACTGAAAAAATCAATAGTTTACCATTTACAGCAGGTCCTTGTTTGAAACCAGAGCAAAAAGTTTACACAGGCAGTAAAATCAAAGGCATCGGAACCATGCACAAGTCTAACGCTGTGCCGATTTTTTCCGACGAAGAAGCAGTAGAAATTTCTCAAATGAGGAGATGATTATGGGTTATCACCAAAGAGTTTATGATTGCATCTATTGGCGCAACGGCGACAAAGTCGTAAGGCAACGGATCAAGCATCTTAGACAAAATTTATCCCGGGCGGCCAACAGAAAAAATGCTCACGCTACTCCTATTACCCTAGATGAAATATATGAGATAGGTGAAAGACAAAATTGGCGAGACCCGTTTTCTGGTGATTTATTAGAATTTACCAGAGGAGGAAATTGGGGTATGCAAAATAACATAAGCACAGGTGCTTGCAATCCTATGAGTTGTTCTAATGATAGAATCGACAACAGTTTGCCTTATACCAAAGACAACGTAAGATTAGTTACATCGTTGACTAATATGTCCAAAGGAAATCTTTCAGACGAAGATTATATCAATCAGAGCAAAAAAGTTGCCAAAATGCGTCAATAATCGTGCATTTTTTGCTGGTCGATGCTAAAATGCGATATATATTAAACGTTTCGCAAGAAACTGAGATAACGGGATTGGACGGAGCGAACCAGTTTTATGATCAATCCTGCGAGTCTTGGCCAATGAGGAACCCGTGAGATTCGGGAAGCCATGCTCGCCAAAGGTGAAAGCGCGATCTTGTAAACAGCAAGTAGCGTGTCGTAACTGATGGAGACGACAACACGAACCAAGGGTTCTCTTATAGAGCCTCGTGAAGTTAACTCCCTGTAGTGTAATGTCACAGAAGATCGTGACACCAAATGAAAGGAGGAACACAATGTTTCAATCTCTTAGATTGGGTAGTATAGCAGTATCGTTATTGTTTGTGATGTTTGTAGTAAGTTCGATAACCGGATGGAAATTTCAAAAGTTAAGCGGACAAGAAGGATATCAGTTCGTATCAGCAGAAAGCATAGAGAAAGACCTAGAATGTCTTGCTCTTAATATATATCGCGAAGCGGGCTATGAACCATTCGAAGGTAAAGTAGCTGTCGCTCAGGTCACACTAAACAGGGTGAAGGATCCGAGATTTCCAAAAACGGTATGCGGAGTGGTCTACGAAAAGACCGTGATCTTTTCCACGGTTATCTGCCAGTTCTCTTGGTACTGCGATGCTAACCATAGAAATCGCAAGATCAACGATGAGGCCTATGCCGATAGTTATGCAGTGGCTAAAAAAGTCTACCTGGAAGGATTCCGTCTTGACAGCTTAAATAAAGCATTGTATTATCATGCTGATTACGTCAGCCCTAACTGGAAACTAGAAAGGATAACCAAAATTGGAGCCCACATCTTCTACAGGAAACCAAATGAAAACATTTGACATAGAAAAGGTCCGCGACGGTCTCAAAACATATTTCAGCCGGCTGAGCCCGGAGAGCCTAGAATGGGTGGCCATTTTGGTCTTACACTCGGCCACTATACCTAGTTTCTTAGCAGTGATGGCGGGCATCACTGACAAGATGCCTGCGGTAGATTTGGTACTCATGGTTTGGTTTGGACTAGCCCTGCTGTTCGCCAAAGCCGCTGCCAAAAGAGACATGTTCAATATCGTCACCCTGGGTTTTGGATTCATGCTCCAGGCCGTGATGATGGCATTGATCTTCTTCAAGTAGATTGGTAATCACCGTAGTTGACTTTGGTTGGCTGCGATGCTATAATTATTACTGTCGTAACCCACACACAGAAAGGTAATTATGAAAAAGGCAATTATAATCGGCATTATGGCTGCGGCAGTCACTGGCTGCTCTTCTATGAAAACCATCGAGGTCCGTGATACCAAAGCGCATCCTAATTGGTATGTTGATTGCGAACAGATCGGCTCCGAAGGGTGGAAGTTCTGGAATCGTGACAAGTTTGCCTATGCCTGCGGAATGGGAGAAAGCATCTATGAGCAGGCCGCAGAAGCACAGGCCTATGCATTCGCTGTCAAGGGTTTCGCCGAACGCATCAACGGTTCGGTCAACTCGTCTACCACTATTGACATCACCAATGACAAGCGCAACACTCGAACTTTTGTCGAGCACAAAGTGGTAGATACCGTGATCCGAGAGCATCTTGAAGTCAAGAAGCATTCTTATCAATTGGCTGCTACTAGCCGTGTGCATACCTATGTACGGATCAAGATGCCTCTGGAAACTTTTGAGAGATTGATGCAAGAAGCCAAGTCTGCAAAGGCACAGTAATGAAGATCGCTATCATATTAGCCGGCCTATTATTAGTCGGGTGTTCTTCAGCACCTAAGGTTTCAGCGAAGAAGCCACAGTATTGTCATACTAGCCAAACTATTGAAACCCAAAATGGAGAACGTGTTAACAGTAAAACTCAGGTAGAATGCACGGATGATCAGATCAAAAGATTAACAGCATCAAGGGCCGGATTTAGTCCGTATTGCGGTGAGTTTACTTATTGGATGAGGATTGGAGGAAATGATGTCCAACGCAAAGGTATCAGTTGTCAAAAGCCTGATGGTAGTTGGGAAGTTGTCGATGTTATTGGTCGTTAGCACTGTTCAGGCCAACGATATTAACAATCCAAGATTCTTTGAATATCGAAGCGAATCATTTATCAATGAGGCTATAACTGTATCTTTCGGATTTTTCAAAACTCTAAACAATGATCAAAAATCTGCTTATCATCAGGCCTTGACGCATGCAGTGATGTTTGCTGAAAACGGTCAAGCAGTTGAATGGTATAGAGATGGGGCTAGCGGCTATGCTAGACCGGTGTTGACCTGGCCGACTGGTTCCGGTTATTGCAGAAGGATGCATGTTCAGGCGATCGCCCACGGAGTAGAAAAAACCCTGTCACAGACTGCCTGCTTTGATAATGCGCACACAAATTGGCGATGGTTGAAGCAATAAATAATAGTTCATGAAATATGAATACGGCACCTCTGATAAGGTCATAGCTTATCTAACATTGATCAGCGGATTGGTTATATCCGCTGTGGCTGTTTGGTATTCTGTAGAAGGATTAGTTTCGATATTCGCTGCCAGCGCTCTGTCTATCATCATCATGGGCGTGGCCTTGGAAGTCAGCAAATTGGTAGCTACGGTCTGGTTGAAATGGAACTGGCGCCGAGCACCAAAGATGATCAAGATCTATCTTATCGCGGCGATAGCGATACTGATGATCATTACATCTATGGGCATCTTTGGTTATCTATCAAAGGCTCACCTAGATCAGAATATCGTCAGCGGTGATGTACAGGCCAAGATATCTCTGGCAGATGAGAAGATACGGATAGAGCGAGAGAACATCGCTAACGCCCAGGCAGTCATCAAACAGATGGATGCCGCTGTCACTGGAGTTATCGCCACGGGCGATCAAGAAATTAAACTCAAAGATGGTAGCTCACAGATTCGCAGTGCCGCAGAACGCAGCCTGCAGATCCGCCGCAGCCAGGCCCGAGATCGAGAAACATTGACCAAACAGATCGAAGAAGCGCAATCTCGCATCGTAAAACTGCAGGAAGAGATCGCGCCTGTGAGATCAGAGATGAGAAAGGTCGAGGCGGAAGTTGGACCTATCAAGTACATCGCCAAACTGATCTACGGTGATCAGACCGATCAGAACATGTTGGAAAAAGCAGTGACCTGGGTGATCATAATCATCGTGTTGGTGTTTGATCCCCTGGCAGTGGTATTACTATTGTCTAGCCAGTACAGTTTCCAATGGTTCAGGCAACAAGAAGAGGAGAGAAAAAATGAGTTGGTTCAAGAGGACACCCCACAAGAAAGACACGGAGAAGAAACAACCCCACCACTCCAGCCCGTTATCGCAACAGTTGATGGAGGAAGTCTCGGAGAACAGCCAAAAAATACAGAACTACCGCCTGGAGATGATGTTGCAGAAGAAGCGAACAGGAAAATAGCGGAGATAGAAACCGATTTAGCCAAACCTGAAGTTTCTGAAGAATCTAAAAAAGATCCGTTAGAAGAATGGAACGAAATGATCGCCGAGGCAGAACGAGCCGTCGACGAAGAAAAAGAAGAGGAACTTATAGAGCAGGCAGCAGATACAGAAAAAATAGCGATGAGAATCTGGAAGTCCGAAGATATCAAGAACAGCGTCAAGCATCAAAGAATGTTGCTAGAAAGAGGGATCATCGATAAATTGCCCTGGGAAGATTATCTTAAACCTATAGCCGATTTCGGTGATGATGAAGCGGCATTAGAAGCAGCCAAATGGGCCCAAGAACAACTTCAAAAATCCAATGAACGTCCAGGGGATCATCTAGTAGAGTCAGAATCTAAAAAAAAAGATAACGAGATGGATGGAGAAAGAAGGAATGCAGCAGATAGTACGAAGCAAGGAAGAATGACCGATTATATTCAAAATGGCGAACAAAATGACAGTACTATCTGGCAACGGATCAAAAAAGGTTAAGGATGTCTGATCACGTAATCATTGTCACTGTTCCAGATGATTTTTTACCAGATAGTTTTAGATTTTTAATTTACGATCTTACAGAAAATCAAACCCAAATAATTTCAGAAAGTTTACTCCGTCTCAACAAAGTGGGAAACATAGTAGTTTATTCCGCTAGACCTACCGATTCAATAGATTGGATATTAGACAAAAAACTCAAAAGCGATTTTATAATCTTTAATGCAGACTCTTTCGATGATACCATGATAGGATATTTTGCTGCTCAGCGAAATTCTTATTACTTTGGCACATTAAAAAAATTGAATAAAATTAATAAATCTGCTATATACTCAGTCGAAGATGTTGTAGAATTGCTTACTTTTAGAATGGAAAATAATGAAACAATTTAACAATCAATTACAGGGAAGGACGGTTATTTTCAAAGAAAACGAAAACATTAACCAGGCCCTCAGGCGTTTCAAGAAAAAAATCGAAGATTCTAATATTTTAGATGATCTTAGAAAACATGAATTTTACGAAAAACCAACCAGTATTCGTAAACGGAAAAAATCTGCTGCCAAAGCAAGATGGCGTAAAAAATTAAGAGAACAACAACTTCCGGCAAAACTTTTCTAAGAAAGGTATCAAATGCGTATCGAAGACGAAGTCAAATTAGACTTTCGTGATGTGTTGATCCGTCCCAAACGTTCTACTTTAAGCAGCCGAAAAGAAGTAGAACTTTCCAGAACTTATAAATTCCGACACAGTAGTCAAGAATGGACAGGCGTCCCCATAATGGCTGCCAACATGGACGGAGTAGGTACGATCGAAATGGCCAAGACTCTTTCCGGGCATAGTATGTTTACCTGTTTGGTAAAGTCTTACGACGAAGAGGACCTGTTTGACTTAGCCACTGTGTACAGCGGCAATTGTTTCGCTGTCAGCACCGGCACTGGCGAAAGAGATTTCCAAAGACTGAGCCGCATAATCAATGCCTATCCAGAAATCCGTTTCATTTGTATCGATGTGGCCAATGGCTACAGTGAAACTTTCGGGGATTATGTCGCAGACGTCCGTGAAGCATGGCCGGATAAGACCATAATCGCTGGCAATGTAGTTACCGCTGACATGACGCAGGAACTGATATTGAGAGGAGCAGACATTGTCAAAGTTGGAATCGGACCGGGATCGGTATGTACGACTCGGATACAGACTGGGGTTGGCTACCCGCAACTTTCTGCGATCATTGAATGCAGTGATGCGGCACATGGCCTCGGTGCCCATATCGTTGCTGATGGCGGCTGTACTTGCCCAGGCGATGTGGCTAAGGCATTTGGGGCTGGTGCCGATTTCGTCATGCTGGGTGGGATGTTAGCCGGCCACGATGAAGGCGGTGGCGAAGTCAAGGACGGCCTAGTTACCTTTTACGGCATGAGTTCGGACACAGCAATGAATAAGCATAGCGGCGGCGTTGCTGAATATAGAAGTTCAGAAGGACGCACAGTAGAAGTAAAATACAAAGGTCTAGTAAAAAACACAGTGCTAGATCTGCTGGGGGGACTCCGCAGTGCCTGTACTTATGTAGGCGCCCCGACCCTAAAACAGCTATCGAAATGCACTACATTTATCCGGGTCAATCGACAAATCAATGATGTGTTTGTAAAATAATATTTGACTTAAACGATAATAGAAAGTATAATAGCAGCATGACCGCACTTACTGATATCATGATCGACATGGAGACCTTAGATGTTCTCCCCACAGCAACTATTTTAACGATTGGCGCAGTCAAATTTGATCCATTCGGTGACGATATATCTGAACCATCTTGTGAAAAGTTTTATGTTAAAGTAGACTTAGATAGTTGTGATCGCATAGGTTGCACCGTAAGCCAATCTACCCTAGACTGGTGGGCAAATCAAAGTAAGGCAGCACAGGAAGAAGCATTCGATCCTGAAGGCAGGATCAATATCGTTGATGCCATGAATCAACTATACAAATTCTGCTGGGGAGCGAAACGAGTTTGGAGCCATGGGGCAGGATTTGATGTCATAATCTGCGAACATCTTTTCCGCAAGATCGGCAAAGCAATCCCTTGGAGTTTTTGGGAAGTCAGGGATACACGCACATTGTTCGATCTCGGTATAGATCCACAGCGGCCACCTGTGCTGAAACATCATGCGCTAGAAGATGCTTGGAATCAGGCAGTGGGTGTACAAAATGTGTTTAAGAAATTGAGATCTGCCAGCAGCATGGATGGAAAATTGTTCACACCACTGGCAAAACAGAGATAAATTAAGCAATCAACGATGTATTTTTAAAATAAAAGAAAGGAAACTTTATGAGTACTATAACCAACTTGAACGATAAGTTTTTTGATCGACCTTTGATCGAACTGGACAACCGAACGCTGTACTGGATCATAGGTTTAAGTGCCACTCTAATCATGGCCATGACCGTGGCCGACTTCGCGGCCGCCAAATTCCTGGACTTTGGCTGGGTGGTCACGCCCGCAGGCGCACTCCTGTTCGCTGTGGTGTTCGTGGTCAGGGACATGTTGCACAAGTTGGCCGGAGCGGCCATCACCCAGCGTGTGATCCTGCTGGGCGTGTGCTTGAATTTCGCTGTAGCGGCCTTCATGTATGCCATGACTTTCATCCCCGCGCCGGAGTTCCGTCCCAGCGTGAACTTTGATGCTGTATGGAAGATGAGCCTGGGCATCGTGATCGGATCAGAGATAGCCACCGTGGTCAGCCAGTGGGTCAACACCGTGGTATATCAGAATCTATGGGAACGCGACTGGGGTTCATGGACTAGGACCTTTGTCAGCAATCTAGTAAGCCTGCCTGTGGATGCTGTGTTGTTCGTGCTGTTCGCTTTCGTGTTCATTCCGCCCTTGTTAGGTGGTGATGCCATGGAGATCAACAAGGCCATTTCACGCATTGTATCAGGTAGCACATTGTTCAAACTAGGAATAATCCTGGCTCTGACACCTTTGGTCAGCCTGGCTCCCTGGCGTGAAGAAGCCAGAAAAATGAAGTGATAGACTTGATACGCAAACCCTGGCAGTTTTGGTTTGAGTGGGGGATCACTGCTCTACTGATAGTGGGAGTGATCCTCACAGCATTCAACATCTATCCAGCGAATCTCTATGTTTTGTTGGTCAGTAATTTGGGCTGGGTCATGCAGGCTGTAATTTGGCGGAAACCTAGCCTATTCATCGTCCAGGCTGTGATCACTGTGATCTACATCGTAGGTATCGTAAATATTTTTATCTAGCTGTATAATCTCAGAGATAAATAAAATCGTAAATTGTACCACTATTAGGGCAATTTTCAGGGCATAGAGCCTAAAAAATAGATCTTACTTTATAAGGAGATATGTATGTCTAAGATCATCGGTATTGACCTCGGAACCACCAATTCGTGCGTGGCCATCATCGAGGCAGGAAAATCCAAAGTAATCGAAAATTCAGAAGGTGCTCGCACTACACCTAGCATCGTTGCCTACACAGAAAACGAAATCCTGGTCGGAGCCAGCGCTAAAAGACAGGCCGTAACTAATCCCAAAAACACCATTTATGCAGCCAAACGGTTGATCGGTCGCAAGTTCAAAGAACAGGCTGTACAAAAAGATATCGATTTAATGCCATACGAAATTATGGAATCTAAAAACGGAGATGCATGGGTCCGAGCACAGGGCAAAGAACTAGCACCGCCCCAAATCTCTGCTGAAGTCCTTCGCAAGATGAAGAAGACCGCAGAAGATTATCTAGGCGAAACTGTTACCAAAGCAGTTATCACTGTTCCTGCTTACTTCAATGACAGTCAAAGACAGGCAACCAAAGATGCTGGACAGATCGCTGGTCTAGAAGTTCTGCGTATCATCAACGAACCTACAGCGGCCGCGCTGGCTTATGGTGTTGATAAAACTGATAAGAAAGATCGAAAAATCGCTGTGTATGATCTAGGAGGCGGAACATTTGACGTTTCGATCATTGAAATCGCAAATGTCGACGGTGACAAGCAGATCGAAGTGTTGTCGACTAATGGTGATACATTCCTGGGAGGCGAAGACTTTGATCAACGTATCATGGATTTCTTGGTCGATGAGTTTAAGAAAGAAAACGGTGTAGATCTCAAGAACGACGTCCTAGCATTGCAACGTCTAAAAGATGCTGCAGAAAAAGCCAAGATCGAACTGTCGAACAGCGCTCAGACAGAAGTTAACTTACCTTATGTAACCGCAGATGCGTCTGGTCCGAAACATCTAGTTGTTAAGATTTCTAGGTCTAAACTAGAAAGCCTAGTTGAAGATCTTATCCAACGCAGCCTAGAACCCTGCCGCATCGCTATGAAGGATGCTGGTGTTACGGCTGCAGACATCGATGAAGTCATCCTCGTTGGCGGTCAGACCCGTATGCCTAAGGTCCAGGAAGAAGTCGAGAAATTGTTCGGAAAGGCTCCTCGTAAAGACGTTAACCCCGACGAAGCGGTAGCAGTTGGTGCCGCAGTACAAGGTGCTGTGCTAGGCGGTGATCGAACAGATGTTCTTCTGCTAGATGTCACTCCGCTGAGCCTCGGCATCGAGACATTGGGCGGTGTGATGGCCAAAATCATCCAAAAAAATACCACTATTCCTACTAAGGGGCAGCAGACATTTTCCACCGCAGAAGACAATCAACCTGCTGTAACTATCAAGGTATTCCAGGGAGAAAGAGAGTTAGTTCAACATAACAAAATGCTAGGCGAATTCAACCTCGAAGGAATCGCACCGGCACGTAGAGGTATGCCACAGATCGAAGTTACTTTCGATATTGATGCTAATGGCATCATGCACATCTCTGCCAAAGACAAAGGCACAGGAAAAGAAAATAAGATCACGATTAAGTCTGACTCTGGTCTTAGCAAAGAAGAAATCGAAAAAATGATCAAAGAAGCCGAAGCCAATGCTGATGCAGACAAAAAAGCCAGAGAATTAATAGAAGCACGGAATCAAGCAGAATCTACTGTACATGAAGTAAAACGTGACGTAGAGGAATTTAAAGACACACTCACAGACTTAGAAAAATCAGAAATCGAATCTGCTGTTGCCTCAGTTGAACAAGCAGTCAAAGGGGATGACACAGATAAGATTAAATCTGAACTAGAAAAAGTTTATCCTGCGATGAAGATTCTTTTGGAAAAACGTACTGCTAAAGAACAAGCAGAAAAACCCAATCCGGAATCACAGGATGATAATGTAGTCGATGCTACATACACAGAAACCAAGAATTAATAATAGGGACACCATCGGGTCCCTCGTTAATCTTACTTTATAAGGAGAAAATACGGATGAAAGTAAATCCAATCAGAGATAGAATTTTAGTAAAGCCTTTAGAGGCCGATACAGTTACAGCATCCGGCATCGTGATCCCCGATACTGCGCAAGAAAAACCAATGCAAGGAGAAGTACTCGGAGTAGGGGCCGGTAAAATCACGGATGAAGGAAATCTCGTTCCTATGACCGTGAAAATCGGAGATAAGATTCTGTACGGAAAATTTTCTGGACAGGCTGTAAAAATTGAAAATAAAGATCACATCATTCTCAAAGAAGATGATGTATTGGCTATCGTAGAATAAGGAGACAGACATGCCATCGAAACAAGTAACATTTAGCGACAGCAGTCGTGCAAAATTAGTAGAGGGCGTAAATATCCTCGCCAATGCAGTTAAAGTAACATTAGGTCCTAAAGGACGCAATGTAGTGATCCAAAAATCATTTGGATCTCCCGTGATCACCAAGGACGGTGTCACAGTGGCCAAAGAAATCGAATTAGAAGATAAACTACAGAACATGGGCGCTCAGATGGTCAAGGAAGTCGCCTCAAAAACCGCAGACAAAGCAGGCGATGGCACTACCACTGCCACTGTGCTCGCGCAGAGTATCGTCAAAGAAGGCATGAAATTCGTTACCGCAGGTATGAATCCCATGGATCTCAAGCGAGGCATCGACAAAGCGGTGGATGCTGCTGTGGAAGAACTTTCTAAGATTTCTAAAGAATGCAAGACCAACAAAGAAATCGAACAGGTCGCATCTATCTCTGCTAACAGCGATGAAACTATTGGAAAAATCATCGCCAAGGCCATGGAGAAGGTGGGCAAAGAGGGTGTGATCACAGTCGAAGACGGCAAAGGTCTCAAAGACGAATTGGAAGTTGTTGAAGGTATGCAGTTTGATCGCGGTTGGGATAGCCCCTACTTCATCAACACACCGGATAAACAAACTGCTGTATTCGAAGATCCATATATCCTTTTGACTGATAAAAAGATTTCGAATATCCGCGATTTGATTCCTGTACTAGAAGCAGTGGCCAAGACCGGTAAACCACTGTTAGTAGTCGCTGAAAGCACAGAGGGTGAAGCATTAGCCACATTGGTGCTGAACTCGATGCGAGGAATCATTAAGAGTTGTTCAGTCAAGGCACCCGGCTTTGGCGATCGCCGTAAGGCCATGCTTGAAGATATCGCTATCCTAACAGGTGGTACCGTGATCGCCGAGGATCTTGGACACACATTAGAAAAGACCACGTTAGATCAATTAGGTCGTGCATCTAGAATCGAAGTGGCCAAAGAAAATACTACCATCGTCGGAGGGGTAGGAGATAAGGAATCTATCAAACAACGTTGTGCAGCCATCAAAATGCAGACCGAAGAAGCGACCAGCGACTATGATAAAGAAAAGTTGCAAGAAAGATTGGCCAAATTAGCAGGCGGTGTTGCGGTAATCAAAGTTGGTGCTGCCACCGAAGTAGAAATGAAAGAGAAAAAAGATCGAATCGATGATGCTCTGTGTTCAACCCGTGCGGCCGTGGAAGATGGAATCGTTCCCGGGGGAGGTGTGGCCTTGATCCGATCTAAAACAGCGATCAAAGATCTCAAAGGTGCCAACGTTGATCAAGATGCTGGTATCAAGATCGTGCTGCGTGCCATGGAAGAGCCCCTGCGCCAGATCGCTACCAATAGCGGTGATTCCGCCGATGTAGTAGTCAATAGAGTCGTAGAAGGTTCCGGGACTTTCGGTTACAATGCGGCCACACATCAGTTCGGTGATCTATTAGAGATGGGTGTTATCGATCCTACCAAAGTGGCAAAAACTGCTTTGGTGAATGCCGCTAGCATCGCCGGATTATTGTTGACCACCGACTGCGCTATCACTGAAATAGCGATCAAAGAAGGTGAAAAATTGAACCAAGAACTAGACATGTAAAAACAATAGGGAGGGAATCCTCCCTATTGACACACACGGACAGAGACAGTAAAATATAAATATGTTGCAGGACACCTATATGGGTTCAGCACAAGGGCATAGGGCCCAAACTTATCTTACTTTTTAAGGAGATTTTAAAATGACACAATTACAACGTTTTGACACACAGGCATTAAACAGAGCATTAGTTGGCTTTGATAGGATTTTCGATGACATGGAGCGTCGATTCTCCAACCAGATCAGCAATAATTATCCTCCATACAATGTAGCCAAACTACAGGAAAATCTCTACGAGATCGAGATGGCTGTCACCGGCTTCGAAAAAGACGAAATCAAGGTCACTGTAGAACAAAACGAACTTACCATCATTGGCGAAAGAGATAAGAATGATGATGTTACAGTAGAGTTTTTACATAGAGGGTTGGCTCTTAGAGATTTCGAGCGTAAGTTTACTCTCGCTGAACATATGAAAATCGTCAGCGCAACTATTAAAAACGGTATTCTACAGATCAGAATCGAGCGAAAAATCCCAGAAGAAATGAAACCTCGAGTGATCGATATCGTCGAAATCAAATAAAGTATTTGTCACAGAGTTCGGGGGAGACTCCGAACTCAACTAGGGAGAAAAGATGTCTATAGATGCACAAATCGACGAAAAAATAACAGTTAGTCTACAACCTCCGAAAATGTGGAAAGTTATATTTTTGAACGATGATAAAACGCCGATGGAGTTCGTTATCGATCTGTTAACTCAGATTTTTAGACACGACGAAACCACTGCTAAAAATTTAACTTTAGAAATACATCAAACAGGCAGCGCGGTAGTAGGTGTTTATACGCACGAGATAGCAGAAACAAAAGGAATCGAATCTACCACATTAGCTCGCAGTCATGGTTTTCCTTTGCAAATTACTTTAGAAATGGAACAATGACATTCGATGATGTTAAATTATTAAAATATAAATCAACCGGAGCCCGAAGATTCGGATTTTGGGTGCATTTTAGAGACAGGCGTCCAGTATCTGAATCTAATGGTACCCGAGGTCGAAAAAAGATGTTGCAATTTTTTGAAGAAAGCCTAGGACCACTGGGAAAAAAATGGAACTATCAAAGGACTGATCGAGAATATATTCTGAAATTAAATGACGAAAAAGATTTATTATTTTTGTTGTTAAGGCTTAAAGATTAAATACATATATTATGAGCCTAAAAGAACTTACTTACGAAGAACACAAATTCGCCGAAACAAGACCATTTGTTAAAATTTTGTTTAAAGGTGATATCGATCCTCAATTATACGCGACGTATCTATATAATCAATTTCCTATGTATGAAATATTAGAGGTCTGTACTATGCCTCACGGAATTTTAAACGATGTTCCGGGAATTTTACGTAGCAAAGCGATCCGAACAGATTTCGAAGAACTATGGAAAGGCGAAGTTGCACCAGCACTGTGTCCAGTAGTTAAAGATTATACAAAATATATCATCAGTATCAAAGATGATGTTAGAAAACTAATGTCCCATATCTATGTCAGACATATGGGAGATCTAGCTGGCGGTCAGATGATCGCTAAAAGAATCCCAGGCAGCGGAAAATATTATCAATTCGAGAACGTCGATGATTTAAAAACAAAGATACGTGCCAAAGTCGACGACTCGATGGCTGACGAAGCAAAATTATGTTTCGGATACGCTGCTAGATTTTTTGAAGAGATGATGCAGTATGTCAAACAGTAATGTCTGGCAGACGCTGATTGAGATACAAGATCTATTCATAAAGCATTTTTCTCGGACAGGATTAGAAATATTCGAACCGGGTATGGACAGATTCAATCAGCCTGGATGGGTCAATAGAGTATGGACTGGAACATTCTATCGAAGGGCACACGTAGACGTAGTCGACGCCCGAGAAACTCGAGGACTGTGGATGATGCACTGCTGCGTTTTTCCACATACTAACAATCCTGCTCCCATATTTGGATTCGATGTTATCGCAGGTAAGAACAAGATCACAGGTTGTTTCGTAGATTACTCACCTACCACTGATAGAAATCACCCGATGTGCGAATGGTTCGCAGAAGAAGTAGCTAGCCTAGAGTGGCGAAAAGAACGTGCTCTGCCAGATTGGGCGCAGCGCATATTCAGTCCCTCGATGGTGGCTGCGGGCAATGTACAGGACGAAACCGAACTGGCACAGATCCGAGAGCTAGCAGAAAAGTGCGTATATAACTATACTGCCACAGTTATGGACACTGCATGGACCATCGCAGACAATACATTCGAACAAAACTATTATGCACAGAACCAAAAGCAGAACCCGCACACACCTAGAGTCATGGTCAGCCTGGGTCTGTCAGAAGAAGATGTCCGTGTGTTTATCCAGGATTGCCTGTTTCCTGAGATACGATAAATATTCTAATGCGAGCATTTGAATTTTTATCTGAATCAATACTTTTAGAAAAAGCCCGAGGTCTCTTGTACAGAGATAGAGGTGACAAGTTTGTCAATCCGCAAGGGCAGGAAATCGAATTCCAACAGGTCGCTTATATACCAAGCCAACCTGGTGCCTATAAGACCAAAGAAGAATTAGATGCGGGGGTCGAGCAACTAAAGAAAAACTATCCGAATGTAGTGTTTGTAAACAATCAAGATAATTCTATGCGGGCAGTGGCTGTTCTAGAGTTCAAAGAAACCAAAACCAACAAGATGGTGTATTTTGCTAGATATTTCAAACAAATTACCAATGACATGACAGGACAATGGAAGAACGACGGTCTTCCTGGTAATTATCAATTGCAAAAGGCTTCTAGCCTTAAATCTAGTTATAAAATGAAACCATTAGATATTTTTGCACCTGGTTCGAAATTTGCAACACCACAGGCACTGATCAAAGAACTATCTGCATCACCAAACGGACAACCATTGGCAGCCGATGCCGCTGTAATATTACGAGGTCAATTACCGATGTTCAAAGGTATGGCTGAAAAAGAAACTGCAATCAGAGATGATTTTGGTGAAGTACTCGCTCCTATAGCATTGTTGGTCGGCTTAATTAAAACACCAGGTTCAGAAGAAGCGAGGGAAACTTTAAACAACAATGCGCCTTGGTCTGGAACTATCAAGTTTTCGAAACAGAAAACCAGCGGATTGGTCGATAGTGAAATAGAATTGCCAACAGGAATAACACTAGGAATATCAAGCAAAGGTAAGGACGGAGCAACAGCTAGTATAAAAAATATCTATGACGGAATCAAAGTCATAGAAAAGCAGAAAGATAAATCTTTATTAACAAATAATCCTGAAGCTATATCTATAATCAAAATAGTCGCGGAAGCGTCGTCTGTAAATGGACCGTTCGCCATAGCCGAAGAGTTGAAAATAGCAGATGTTGTTGCCCTTCAGCCCACTGTTAAAGATCTGATCGCTAAAAACCCACCGGACTTCAAAGCCTACCCTGCATATAAATCTGTTTTAGAATCCTATGCCAGTAGGAAAAAAGCAGACAAAAAGAATCCTAGATATAATATAGGTTATCAAGTATTATCGGTCATCGCTGAGGATATGGCATCAGAAGTAAACAAAATTAAGGGGTTTGGAGATACCTGTATCAAATTAGTCAACTCGTCTCCTATCGTGCAAATCTATGCTCAAACTGCCAAACAAGGTGATGATGTCGCTGTCACAGGTTTTGATGCATTATATCCTCCTAACTTTAAAGGCAAGATAGCCCTAGATGCCAGCAAGGTTTACTATTCAACCGGTACTAATGGTCGTTACACATTCGCATTTGATCCTTCATAATCACAGCTGATAATTCTTTAGTTCGCTCCGTTAAATAATATACAACCCAGCCCGGGAGCGAATAGAATGAAAAAAATTATAATAACGAGCATTGTTGCAGGATTGTTTTCTATCCCTAGCATTGCTGTGGCCCAAGATGCGACCACTGTTAACACCAATAATAACAGCACATCAACGAGCACAGTTAACAGCACCAGCACCAATACAAACACCAATATTAACGAAACTACCGTTAACAGTGTTAGTACCAATACAAACAACAATAACAACGTCAGCACCAGTACTAATACCAACAACAATGTCAATACTGGTCATACGACCAGCGCCAACACTAACACCAACAACAATAACAACACCAGCACCAGCGATAATACCAATCGTAATATCAATTCTGGAGATATGACTAATCGTAATATCAACGATTCGACCATAAATCAAAAGATAGAACAACCTCCCCCGACTGCTATAGCACCTGCTATGATGAGCGGAGGCAACAACGATCTATGTACAGTTGGCGTCAGCGGTGCTGTACAGACACAGATCCTTGGAGTCAGTTCAGGCGGCACGGTCCGTGATATGAATTGCGAAAGATTGAAAAACGCCAAAACACTTTACGATATGGGCATGAAAGTGGCCGCTGTGGCGACCTTATGTCAAGACCGCAGAGTGTTTGATGCCATGTGGAATGCCGGAACTCCTTGTCCTTATGAAGGCGTGATCGGAGAACAGGCCAAAGTGGCATGGAATGCCAATCCAAATAAATGGCCAAAACCTGAGGAACCAAAAGGTGATGATTTCTATAAAAAGACTGGCTTCGGCGCTTTGCTTGGTGCTTTGCTTTTCGCAATATTCTAACGCACAACAGATAGATCCCACCACAGGTAATCTAATCTATACTGACGCAAATCCGCCGCCTGGTGGATATGCGGCTCAGGGTGCATCTTGGACTGGACCGTTTGTCGGAACTAATTCAAACGGTGGCGGATTTTCTGGTGGTAATGTACCAGGATTTAATCCCGCTACTGGCACATGGATGTTTGGCTATAATCAAGGTACTGTATCTTATTCTACGTCAATACCTGCTGCCTTTGCTAACGCAGGTTCTGGCGTATTAGTTAATGGATATACCTATAGTTGGAATTATCTCAATCAAGATATGAGTAGAGGCACCCTATCTGCCAACATCAACATAAGAAGTAACACAGGCGCTGTGCTACACAGTTATAATTACAACATGCCTCAGACAACTGGAGGTTGGACCAATGTCAGTGGTGTGCAAAATTTTGGAGTCCAGTATAATCCTTTATCGTTGGGTAATTTAAATTTTAGCTTGACCGGTAAAGATGATCGTTGGTGGGCAGGATATTATGGACCACAGATCAAAGACGTAGATGTTAGGTTAAAGTACACCGTTGATCCTTGTGTAGCCAATCCGTTGTATTCTAGCAGTTGTCCGGAATTCAATGACATAGTTACATCAGGCAATATGATGGGCAGTAATCCATCGATAAGCTGGGGGCAGTCTTTCAATGAAATCATGGCCATAAGCACAGCACTACAACATGGTGGCCTGGGAGTAAAAGTACATGGATTTAATTGGGGCTACGATGTAAAAAGTAATGATCCGTATTGTGCTGCTTGGTTGATATTTTGTTTAGATAACAGAGATCCTTTGGCCAGAACAACTGTTAATATTACGAATAGTGCGGGTCAAAGCATTTATTCTGTTACCAGAGATTACAATGATATTAATAGCTATCAAAGTAAATCATATTCATACAATTTACCCAACAGTACAAATAGTTTAAGTTTAGGAAATTTTTCAATACAAGGTCAAACTTGGGACAATGCAGGAATACAAAATATCTATGTTAATGCTAGATATACTCCAGATCAATGTGTGATGAATCCTTTGTTTAGTGTTAGTTGTACTGGTTATGCAGAAGCTTTCTTTCAACAACAATGTTCTGCTAATCCGTTATATAATCAGACCTGTCCCGGATATGCACAGGCCTATTACGACCAACAATGTAGCACGAGTGCTCTGTACGACAGCGGCTGTCCCGGATATGCCGCAGCATACTTAACTCAACAGTGTTCTATAAACACTCTGTACAGTACTTCGTGTCCAGGATATCAGCAGGCTTATTTCAATCAACAGTGCAGCCTGAATTCTCTATACAATGAAAGTTGTCCGGGATATGCACAGGCTTATTTCAATCAACAGTGCAGTCTGAATCCTCTATACAATGAAAGTTGTCCGGGATATGCACAGGCATACTTCGATCAACAATGCCAACTAAATGCTCTTTACAACAGCCAATGTCCGGGATATGCCGCTGCCTTCGTACTCCAGAATTCTCCCTCTACCGCCGTAGAACCCAAGATCGCGGTCGTAGAACAGCCTTCGACGACCAGTTCTCTGATCGTGGCAGATCCGACTAGGAATGAATCTACAGTAGTGGTAGATGCTGGCGGAGTAGAACTATCGACTACTGGAGAAATATCTGCCCCAACCGGTCAGACTGGATCAGCCAAAGAATCTATCAAAGAAGCAGCCAAGGATGCTGAAAAACAAGAAACCAAAAAGGAAGAAGAGAAAAAACAGTCTAATCCTAGGGCCGTGGCCGTGGCCAGATCGGCAGCCGCTGCTGCTACAAGACTAGCAGAGTCTCGTGCGCAAGAAGCAGTTGAAATTTCACAGTTGGATCAGTCTGTGAGCGAAGCGGCAGGGTTGGGCACTGGCATCACCCTACAGGGATTCCGTCCTATAGGTGTGAGTCAAGATTCTTCAGAAGAATCTAGAACATCTGAAAGATCCTCTTCGCAGAATAATCTAAATCTACAGGCCAACAATAATACCAAAACCAATGAAGTGCCGGGATCACAGCCACCAACCGGACCTAGTGTTAGACGAGGCGGTGCTGTAGAAGGTATGGAAGGCGGAGCAGATATGAGCACACTGGCAGCAGCACCAGCAGATTTCAATACCTATCTAAATTCACAGTTGAAAGACAGCCAGTTCTATACCAGCAGAGAGATTTACAGAGGGCAGAGAAACGTGGATAACGCTGCCGCTCTCAGAGGGCTAGGCTCTGATAGATTACATCAGCGCATGGTCGATCAGCAGTATAACATAGGACAGTGATATGTTTGAGGCGTTTATGGTTTTTTATCTGTTAGAAATTTTAGTGCTGACATCGGTGGCTGTATGGTACTATCGAGAACCTAAACAAGTAGAAAAGAAAATACATGACCCGTGGGGGTTTTGGAAAGGAGAGAAATAATGTCAAAAAACATCGACGAACAAGTAGACAAACTAGAAGCCGCAGTCGACCCTAACACAGTGATCTCGATAGGAGGATACAATTTCACTCCTGCTAAACTAATGATAGCAGGCGGTATCCTATCATCGGTGCTAGGTGGTCTTTGGGGTGCCTTCGAAGTGTACAAAGACTACATGTCAATGAAAGAAGCCATACAGACCTATGTGGCTCCAGATCTATCCGAACTCAACAAGAAAATAGAGTTGGCTGTACAAAACACCGAAAAGACTATGCAATTTACCAACGAAATCAAAAATGATTTAAAACAGGATATCCGCAGGCTAGAAGGTGTAGTAGAATCAGTAGAGCGTAGCTCAAAACAACTACAGAGAGAAACACTGGCAGATGTCAAAGACATGCGGAACGAGCTCCGTGATACACGCAAAGAAGTAGATCGCGAGATGCGTAATCAAAAAGCAGATCTCGAAAAGAAGATCAAAGAAGCTGTGGATAATCCGCTGGCAGGAAAATAAATTGTAATCTAAGAAACTTCTTCTATTAGTTAAATAACAGTAGCTAATAGGAGGAGCGACCATGTTAGCAGAACTGGCAGCAATCAACGCCGCCTACGGCGTTATCAAAGAAGTCGTAGGCAATGGGCAAGAACTATACGCCGCTGGTCAACATATCGTCCAGTTCTTCAACACAAAATACGAATTACAGAAAAAGCTCAACGAAGCACCGCCTGATCGTCGTAACCAATTAGAAGAGTTTTTTGCACTGGAAGAAATTAAGCAGCGAGAACAAGAACTTAAAGATCTAATGATCATATCAGGTCGTCCCGGACTGTGGGACGATTGGCTGCGATTCCAAGCAGAACAGGCCCGGGCACGGAGAGAAGAGATAGCAAGATTGGAACGTGAAGCCTATGAGAAGAAAGAAAAAATCAAACACGGGTTCGAAGTAGCAGGCATCAGTATCTTGATAACTGTTACTTTAATCAGTTTAGTCTATGTAGTCATTGTTATAGCGACTTATCATAAATAATATGTTAATCAAAAAGGAGCGCAGTGATGTTGAAAAAAATCCTAGCATCACTGGTCTTGACCGTTGGCCTAATCCATCCTTCAATAGCCAGTGAAATTACTCAATTTCCTACCACTTTGATGTGTATCGATCAAAAAGGTCTCAACGAGACCATTACAGAGTTCGAAGAACTGAGTTTCGCTGGCGGAGTTTCGATGAGAGACCTGCCTGGAGTAGGTTTGGTAAAAAACAACCTAGTCATATTCGTAAACCCAAAAACACAGTCTTGGACTATCGTGGAAAGATTTACCAAAGACATGTATTGCGTGGTAGCCGTAGGTGAAGGTTTCCGTCCCCTAAGCGGACAATGATAACTTCCTGGGAAATTTGGTTTGACAATTGGGTGAAATTCAGCCTAGAAATGCACTATCTACCCTACCGAATCATAGCCTCTGCGAATTGACAAACCCGGATACTGATAGTATAATTGCAGTATGAAAATACAAGTCGTATCCGATCTACATCTAGAATTCTCTGATATCATCATCAAAAACACCCAAGGTGCGGATGTGTTGATCCTCGGGGGTGATATCATGCTGGCCGAAAAAGTCTTGAAGCCAGAAAGCGAACTAGGAATCCGTTTTAGAGACTTCCTCAAGCGATGTTCATTCCAATTCCCCCACGTGATCTACATCGCTGGTAACCATGAGTTCTACGGAGGCTACTGGTCTAAGAGCCTAGACAATCTCCGTGCGGCCTGTTCGGTCCACGATAATGTCTACTTCCTCGAGCGTGATACTAAAATCATAGATGATGTTGTGTTCATAGGAGGCACGCTTTGGACGGATATGAACCGTGGCGATCCCTTGACTCTAC